TTAAAGTCAAAGGATAGCTTAACCGCTAAATCATCATTTAACACACACTTACTAACGTGCTTGCTCTGGTTAAATGAGTATAGGAACTTGTTAGAGGTGTCCACTACACCCCATTCGTTCAAACAGTATATTTGATAGTACAAAGTATTTGTTTCTTTGTACCCTTCTAATAGAAGCTTATACTCTTCGTCTATCCATGGATTATCCAAATAGCTCGACTTATCTAATGTATATGAAAGTGTTTTTGGCGGGTCATCAACAAACCGCTTCTTTACCCAATGATTCTCATCTACTGGATTTAATAGACCAATCGTCTGCTTATAATAAGGCTTATCTCCTCTTAATCTTAGATTCAATTGGTCAAAGTCATCCTCTGTAAACTCTGATAATTCTTCACATGTTATTGATGTGATCCCCTGTACTGACTTTATTCTTTCAGGATTGTCTAACCCTGTGAATATCAACTCTGAATCATTAATCCATATCTTCGGTTTATTTCCTTTCCTTACAACGGCCTTAATTTCCCACTTACTAATAACATCTATGATCTCCTGCATAAAAGATTCCTCTATGTCTTTGGCTACTTTCCTAAGTACTAAGTGTCTATGCTTTGATTCCCTTAAGCACCTCCAAACTAGCTTCTTTGCTACTGTTACGGATTTGCCTGATCCTGCTGAACCTTGGAGTATTAAAAACCTATCTTTATTCCAAAGCAACGGTAGGAAATGCTCTGAGAACTCTCCATTAAGATCAATCTTCATATCCTTTTGGGAGGATGAATTGTATCTTATTGGTGTTTATGTCTACCTCTGTTTTCTCAATATAGCCGCGTTTCTTACCCTTGGTTTTAAGGTAGAAGATTAACGCTGTATCGCTTGGGGCTACATCATAAACAATTAAACCATCTTCAGTAACCTTACCCATCTTTATGCCTTCCATTTTCTGAAACAGCTTTGATTCAGCAAAGTCTAATGCAACGTTAGCTAATTCGTCTGCGCTTGATTTAAAGGATTCATCTTTGTTATAATAAGTATAATAAGTATCTCGACTAACGCCCGCTATTTTACACGCTTCAGTAACTATGCACTTAGATTTTTCTAATGCTTTTAGTAATGCTTTTTTATGGTGTACGGTTTTGTTAGCCATATTCTATTTTTCACCTAGCATTATATCCCCTGCACTTTCTAAGTCATCACCCGCAGATTTTAACAACTTTTTCGTTGCGTCAGGCTCTTCTCCCGTTACTACATTAATAGCATCTTTTACTACTGCCAGTGGTGTCAGTGCTGTCTTTACTGTTGCGCTTACTATATCACTTAAAAATCCCATTGTTATTGGTTTATTGGTTTAAAAAATCCTTTCGATTCTGCCCTATCTCTTGCACTCTTAGGTACTGCTATGCTATCAACAGCCAACCATTGATGCCCACAATTAAAGCCTCCTCTATTAACAAATATACTACTGCTATTCGTTCCTGGTATCTTTCCAGCCCATTCCAAGCTTGCCGACCGTTCCACTTCTTTTTTATGGTAGTATCTTCCCCCCGGTAGTCCATGCTCACCACCTTGTACCATTCCTACACAGTAAGTTCTTGATGTCTCTTTTATTGCTCCGTTATAAAAGTAAAATTCTAACCCTAAACCCTGTGCCAATGCCTGATTATAATTAGCATTGAATTGGTTTAGTGCGTCTGTTGTAATCTGTTTAGAATAACGCGCTAATTTACCTTGTGTTTTACTATCTCCTAATATGTCTTTTCTGAGTGCTTCTGTAAGATCCTGAAATGATCCTCCTGTCGTTATGTTTTGGCTTAGGATGTTTTCAACTGGTTTTATTAGCTCCTCTGTTATACCTGAATCAAGGAGGCTATTCTTGGTAGCTGTTATGGAGAAGTTTTTAATTTCATTTAATACTTGCGTGTTGGTGTTTAGCACGCCACCAGCAATAGCCCTGTAATAAACATCATTAATATCTTTTAGCTCGTCAAAACCCCCTAAAAATGTATTTAAGTCTTTTTTGTAAGCTGGTGTTATTATGGTCTTTTTTATGTCCCCCCGTAATGTTCGTAGTATTCTTAGGTTTTTTCTATTTGATAGTATGTTTCCCTCTTCGTCTGTTTCTAATTTTTTGATGGTCTTGAATATAGTAGCCCACATGTCATTCTGACGAGTGCCTACGTTCTTCTGAAACCTATCAACGAACAGGTCTATTGTATCTCTGGTTTCTTTGAATGTGGCGGCCTTACCCATTATTCTCGTTTATACAATAAGGTAGTATTCCTGTACAAACACGTTTTATTGCTCTAAAAGTAAACAGCGGCTTTACACATTCTCCCTCTTCGTCAACAGTCCATAATGTGAATAGGTCTGTAAGCCCATTAAAACTCCATTCAGTTTTCATATTGTGTTCTTATTTGACTGCATTGCTCGTTCGTTAAGTGGTTGTCGATCTGATGATATGTACATGTGCCTAGTTTAAACTCTGTTTCTACCCCAAATTTAACACAAATTTCGTAAGGGGCTACATTTGGTAGATGGTGAGAGTACCAAACGTCCTCGTTTGCCTTGCTGGGGTTGTACTTGTTATTCTTTAAAAACTCATAATGTGCTTGTACGTCCCTAATACTTATACCCCCGTTACCCCCTCTCCTGTCTGGTGTGTTCCAAGGTGCATCAACCCTCCAAGGTGCGCCCACAAAGTCGTATTGCAATAGCTCATTTGGTATTTCTTTTAACATCATAGAATCGTGTTGAAATATTAGTACCTTATTATATGGTAAGTTCGCCCAAAACCGTACATCTGTTAAAATGCGGTTATAATCATGCCCGCTATTTATAGGTAGATGATGAAACCTTTTTAAATCCCACCCTGGCAGATAATACATGTGCCTTTGGATGACCTCATCTAATTGTTTCGATGGTCTATTGTCTATTATGATGGCGCATTTTCTCATTTTGCCTTCCTAGCCCAATTACGTTGCCTCAAATAATGTTTTCGTTTCATTGGAGAGGTTCGTGCATACGTAGGGCATGTCTGTGATACAATCGATAATTTAAACCACTGCTTTGTCTTTTTGACTCTTGTGTACTTCACATTGCTACTAAAACATCCAGATAATAAAACAAAAATGAGTAGGATTGATGCTATCAAAACAATTTGACGTATTTTATATTGTTTATTTTTCATAATTACGTCTTTTATAATTCTCATTATCCACAACTTTTACACCTACTTACTAACATCGGATTAAAATAAATTACTCCAAAACCACCCCCATGTGGATAGGTGCCATCGTGTAGATGATCGTATCTAGCTTTGAATCCCGGCATATCATTCCAAGCATCGTTCATGCTTTTCTTATCGTTTGGGTGATGTCTTAACAGATCATCAAAGCAGACTATTGCCCTATTGCTTAAGTAAGGCTCCCAAGCATTAAGCTCTTGCATTGTTCTTTCATAGGTATGATCGGTGTCAATAAATAAGATATCAACCTTACCATACTTTTCGAATACTTTCGGTGCTGCAGTTGTTGAGTCATGTATCATAAACTCGAAATTAGGATAGCTATCTCGTATGTAGTTTATCCTTGCCATGTGATCGGCTTGAAGGTCTATTCCTACCACTTTGCCAGTATGACCCATCGCTAGGTGTAGGGACCCGCCACCACCCGATACGCCTAGCTCTACCGACAACTTAGGCTTAAACTCTTGCGCCAATAGCTTTAAAAATCGATAATACATACTAGGCGGGAAATCAGTGTTATAATACACATCCTCGGTTATCGCTTCTTGTGCTAATCTATCTAGTATTCCTCTCATGTATCACAATTAAATTCATCCTTAAACCTAGCCACGGTTTCATCCGCTACTTTGTGGGGTTCGTTGTTTACTTTAGCATTATTTATAGCTATTTCTTTCCATAATTCAGCAAGTTGTAAATTTTGTTCTTTCCATATACAAATAGAATACCCTACAGCGTCATCTATAAACTCAGTAGCATCAAATCTGTCATCGTGCCAATTAAATCCTAATTCTTTGATAAAATCTCGCTTTAATTTATCGTCAATGACGGCGCTATTTGTAATAAACTTTTCTATCTGCTTTTTTATTAGTCCAATAAATTCAGTTTCTCTTGGTTTGAATTTTTCCATGTTTTTAATTATTTACTTTTTACACCTTCAAAAATCCCATTGGATAGCCCGGATGTAAATTGACGCTTAAAAACTTGTCTCCAGTCATATCTGCCCAGAACTTATCCATGTCCTCAATCCCCTCTCCTACCTTACCCCCGTAGATATCATCACAAATAACTAAAGCCCCTTTGTTAAGCAAGGGCTTGTAGGCTTCCCAATCTCTTAATGCTTGATCGTACCTGTGCCATGAATCAATAAATAATAAGTCGATTTTTCTACCCCTTAACTGTTCAACTACTTTTGGGAGTGCACTTTGACCTCTTTCGAGTGCGTGCTCATCCACTTCTTCATTATAGATATCAGGACACGTCCATCCTTGATGGTAAAATAGGTTGCCTAAGTTTTTAGTGGCTTCTATCGTTAATAGTTTGTTTTCCTCATCTCCTGGGTCTGTATGGTGATCGACTGTGATAACTAACCCTGCAGGATTGCCAGCCGCAAAACACGCTGCGCTAGTTCCCTGCCATGAGCCTAGTTCAACCGTTACTTTAGGCTTTAGCTTCTTCGCCAGGAAGTAGAAAAATGAATAATACGGGTGTCCGTGTATGCCATAGCCTTTTATTCTTTTATCAACAAATGGGTGCTTTGTCTTTTTAGGTTTAAATTCATTTACGAATTCTTTTAATTGTTTAATTGTCATGATTTTGTTGTTTTATCTAAAATTTTCTGAATGTCTAGAGAATATACTGCTATGATTCTATTTATTTCTTGGAATGCGGGGTCGCCTATACGGTCATATATTTCTTTCATTCGCTCCAAGTCTTCACCTACTAATTTATTATCAAAACCGTAATTAATTAACTCTATATCTGTTTTAGTTACTCTCATGATTTAGCTATTTTATCTAAAATTTCCTCTCTTACTGGGTATTTTGTCTGACCCAATAAAGGACGCATTATTTCAGGTATGTTAAATGGGGTTTCTGTTCTAGTCCATTCACTGTTCTTTTTCTCTTGGTTGTACCATGCCTGTAAATTATACCCTCTGCCGCCTATATTGATACCACCTGTGCTCTCTCTCCACATTGGTGCATGCTTCTGTCGCTTCGGCACTATATTATCTAAGAAGCCACCTATAGAGCTAATGTCTAATATCATCTCATTGGTAGGCATTTCATGAGGATATTTACCGTCTGTGATCTCTCGTTTCTTCGCACCGTAAATATAAGGGTTTCCTTGTTCATCAATGGTCTCAACTCGACCTTTCGAAAACTCAGCCCCCCAACGTGTAAACCACCCGCCATTATATTGACCCACTATTTCAGCATCCATTACTTTTGCGGTATTCATACCGTCATCTACGAAAACAAAATCATTTTTATATCCCACCCTATGGACTAGATGAGGTAACCATTTAATTTGCTGGAAGTTATTTTGTAATTGATACCTCCAAAATGACAGTCCTCGAAAGTCCTTTAAGTCCTCTAATCGTTTTACCATCAATTTAATCAAGTCTTCATGCCAAATCTCATCAGCTTGGTAGTACATGACTAGATCATTCTTGCATGTTGGTATCATAGCGTTTGGAATCTCGGCAAAACTGCCAGCGTCTTTAAGCCCGGTGACGGGGTTAATTGGCCAGCCGTCTCGTTGCTCTAATCGTATCTTTTTATTCTTAGCCGCTAAATCTTTTAGTATTTCATAGGTGCCGTCTGTGCTTCCGTAATCCCAGACTATAAACTCATCAGCTAAAGGCATTAAAATGGCCATAGACTCCCAAAGCCCAAAAGCACACTCGTTGTTGTCTTTTATAAATACACAAATTGATAGCTTATTCATACAAAATAACCGTTATAAGTGTGACAGATACACCAACCAAAAAAGATATAAACATCCAAATAAAATAATATTTATGATTGCTTTTTATCATTTTCATTATGCATTTATATTCTGTATCATTCATATCGCGTAACCCCTACTAAGGGCTTTAAAATGTCCGGGATATTCAAAGGTGTTTCCTTCCATGTCCAATGTGGTTGTTTTAATCGTTCTATAGCCTCTTCTTTTGTGAATGTTTCAAACCCATCGTTAGAATGTAATGCTACCATTCGATATTCAAGGCCTATCGTTTCGGTATCCTTTCTCAACTCTGCTTGCTGTTCTATTCTGTCTATCCAGTTGTCTCGAAAACAGTTTGTAACGTCCCAAAGGAAGCCATCTGGGAAAATAAACCCATCATTAAAATCTGTTGTATGTCCCACTTTTTTAACGCTACCTTTAGGAAATACTCTATGTACTAATTCTGGATACCATCTGATTCTTTGAAAGTTCTGCTCAATTTGTAATCTCCAAACCATACAATTTTTATAAAATTCTGCATTAGGTTTTAAGTGACTAACTATACTTTCGTCAAATACCTCATCCGCTTCAAAGTGTAAGATAGTATCATGCTTGCATTCAACATGCATAGCGTGAAGCCTAGCAAGGGTTTCACCTCCATCGGTTCCCCACTCAGCATCTATAATCCTTACGTCAAGCGTTTCTAATAGCTCTCTCGTTCCATCGTTGCTCTCTGCATCTATAACTACCAATTCATCCACATAAGGAAGTACAGCGTTTATTGACTCCCTTATGGGGATGCCTGCATTTATAGCATTATGGATAAATGTAAATCCTGATATCATTCGTTCTAAGATTCATCATCTAATGGGTCAATCATAGTTTGACCATGTGCGTTCATTTGAAGCTTCATGAAAGTAAGCCAAGCAAACGGAGCTTGTAAATAATCTCTGAATTTCCAAGGAGCAATAAATGTTCTTGACTCTCTCCAAAAGAATGTGTTGGAGTACCATAGCATTTTGATGTAATTTTTCATATCTATTTATTTTTAATTACTATTCATTTTTCATTGTTGTAAGTCCTCCTATAATTCCTTTACACTTAAAGCCTGTTTCTTTGAGTTTGTCTGTATTAAAGCATGTGTCTAATGGTCTGGGTGCTATTGACTTAAAGTCGCTTAAAACAGCCTGTGTGATTAGTTCTCTATTAAGTTTGAAAACATCACAAACCGATAAGCCAAACGCATAAAGATTAATTCTACCATCTGAGGCGACATTATACGTCTCTTTCCACTTGTCTAGCTTGATTAGATGCCATATTGCCTTGGCCACATCACCCGCATATGTTGGCTGAGTGTAAGAATCAGTAACTAATTTTAGTTTTTCACCTTTTTTTACGTCTCTGATAATTCTAGTTACCCAATTATCTCTAACATCGGACCATCCATACATTAAAATAGGTCTTATTATCAACCAATCACAATTAGACTTCATAATTATATCATCTGCAAGGCTCTTTATCTTACCGTAAAAGTTGACAGGGTTTCTCTTTGATGTTTCCGTGTATGGTGGTTTGTCTCCATCATAAACAGCGTTGCTAGAAAGTGTTATCAGCTTGCAGTTCAGTTTCTCACAGTAGTTCATTATATTTATGGTGCCTATTAAATCAGCGTGTACGGCCTCACTTGAGTTTGTTTCTACATCGTCTACGTTTCCATTAGCCGCACAATGAATAATCAAATCGGGTTGTAGTTTAAAGAACACTTCCAGCACTTGAGAAAAATTAGACACGTCTAAATCCTTACGAGTTAGAGCTATTATTTTATGCTCATTTACCGAAGCCACGCCTTCAAAGACTTCTACTGGTTGTGTCTTTATTAGGTACTTACCTAAAAGTCCCTGTGATCCTGTGATACAGATTTTCATGCTAGACCGTTCGATATTAATTTTGTACAGTTTATGTGGTGTATTTTATTACTGTCAAGGTCTTGAACTATGTACACATCTGTTGCCCAACCAACATTATCACTAGACAGCATCCCTTTTGAATACTTATCAAGTATTACACCCGTAATCTCTCCTTCTGAGGTTTCAAAAACTAAAATTTTCCCTAATAAACTCATCTTTTTATTATTTATGTCTCACCACTGAGAATGCCAGTAACGAAACTGTGAACTTAACATATATCTGTATAAATTATTCTTTTCCATGTATCTGCCTATACGTCCCTCCAACATAAAATAATACTCTTGCATTGGTCCACCCTCTCTAAACCCCTCAAAGGGTAAGTCAAAGTTAATACCAAGTAGCCTTTTACGATCTACTAACATAATCTGTTGGCTCATGTTTTGTGTACGAACTGCTTTATGTGTGCCATCAGAAGGGGATACAACTAATACCGATTTGTGTGTTTGAAGTATCCTAATTCCGTGTTCAACCCATGAGCTGGGTTGTTCTTTAATATAACAATCAGCGTCCGCTAATACTATATAATCGGCTGTGCTTGTATTTAATGCCTTTAACTGATTGACGCAATGGTGCCGCCAATAATGTGCCGCATCCCATCCGTGAGTGTAATCATCAGCCTCGTCATTGAAGGGATTAATACCATTGTTACTTAGTATATCATCGTAATCACGCCTACTAATTTCTAGAATCTTTGCATCCTTTACTTTTACATTTGGCCAGCATCGTTGATATATTAAAAATGTTTCGTCAAAATCATAGCCATGAGACTTGACATGATTATTAAAAAGGTTCTCTATTTTGTATCTGTCTTTAAGACAGCAATATGTTGCGAAATCTACGGTCATATAATCGTTATTAAAGTCCTAACATTTTTTCTAGTTTTTCCAAAGAAAGGTCATTTGGATTCAAAATATTTTTTGCCTTCTTTCTCCTCTTCACACGGGTTCTCCAATTAAAGGGGTCTTTCCTAAGTTCCTCAATGTGTGCTTTTTGTTTTTTCATGTTCTTGTATCCCATAATCTTATATCTTATCTAAATTATAGTATGGATGGTCTTTTAAAATCTGTGGTAAAGTTGTTTTATCAAATGGCTCTGTTTCAATCCACACCGTTTGGCTGTCTGGGTGTAAAAGTTTAGTTACCCCTCTTTTGTAATTTATCCATTTATTACTCATCCACGTGTTTAGAATATCCTTATGTCCATGTACCGATATTTTATAGCGGGTTAACTCTTCAGGCATCGCATAGCCCATATGATAAATCTTACCTACATGAATTATTTCAGCCTCATGCTTGCCCCCTATAACATGAAACCTGGTAGGATAAAAACCGTCTCTGTTACATTCGTTAAATGACCGCCAAAAATGCCACCATCGATCGCCGCCAATGTTCACTGTATTACAATTTGTTTTCATTGCAGCTTCTTTCATTTCTTCCACATCATCAAATATTTCATCTGAATCAACGGCCATAATTAAATCAAACCCTTGTGCATATTGAAAGGCCATCTGTCGGTGTTGGTTCTCTTGCCCCATTGGTGGTATTTCAACCCATTGAATTTTATCCGATGCAGCATGGGCGATATTATATAATTCCTGCCTTGAATCTGGGTTTTTTAATCCTTGACTCTGGCCATAACTAGGTCTCTCTGTGTATAGTATTAATATCTTTTCCACGTGTGGATCAATGGAACGAATAACGGCATCTAAATAAGGTGAGCCGTAATGCAGCGGTATGTATGCTAATGTTTTAAACTCCATAATCGTCTGTTTTATCGTAGGGGTGTGAGCAAATGCACACTAGAATAGAATCTTTTTTTAAGTTAAATGAATGGGCTTCATATCGAGCCACTCGGTAATCATCTAAGCGCTCTATATCGTATGCTATGCCTTTTATCATAATCGTACCTGATCCTTCCATTAATGTAAATAGCTCCGTTTTTATCTTATGGTAATGGTTGCCTAACTCACAATCTTTCTTAGTTATTATTATCTTTATCTCACCACCTTTATATGGTATCGATGTGAGTATACGCCTATCGTCTTCATGTGTCATAACTCTGCTTTTGTCATTATTTGCACTAATTCCTTAAACTTTATTTTGGGCTCAAACCCCAACACGTCTTTACTCTTGGTCGAATCTCCTATTAACAAATCAACTTCTGCCGGGCGATAAAATTTAGGGTTAATCTTTACCCTAACCGTATCATCAGAGTCGTAGCCTATTTCATTTTCACCTTCGCCCTGCCAGCTTATAGTATATCCTGCTACCTTGAATGCCTCTTCTACCCACTCTCTAACCGAATGCGTTTCGCCCGTTGAAATAACAAAATCATCCGGGGTATGGTGTTGCATTATTCGCCAAATCCATTCCACATACTCCTTTGCATATCCGAAATCTCGCTTTGCCTCCATGTTACCGATCGCTAAAAACTCACGTTCACCCCTTGATATTTCTCCTACTGCCTTACAGACCTTTCGGCTTAAAAATTCGGTGCCTCTTCGCTCCGACTCATGGTTAAACAATATCCCGTTGTATATCTTCATCCCATATGCCTCTCGATATACTCTACCCACGTAATAGGCCGCTACTTTTGAGACTCCGTATGGACTTCTAGGGTGAAATGGTGTTTTTTCTGTTTGTGGGGTTTCTTGCACCTTGCCGAACATCTCACTGGAGCATGCTTGATATATTTTTGGGTTCATATGAAAAGTTCTACACGCCTCCAAAATTGACGCGTATCCTAGAGTATTAACCTCAAATGTTTGGGACGGATTTTTGTATGACCATCCCACGTGCGACATAGCAGCAAGGTTGTATATCTCATCTGGCACAACTTCCTCAATTATTCTGTGTAGGCTTGAGGCATCTGTCATATCGCCCATATGGATAGTTATGTGTCCCTCAAGGTGTTTAATCTTTTCAGTTAATGGTTCACTAGTACGCCTAATCATTCCGTGAACTTCGTATCCTTTTGATAATAGAAACTCCGCTAAGTAGCTAGAATCCTGCCCGTTAATCCCAGTGATGAAAGCTTTTTTATGCAAATTTTCCATATTTATCTCTTTTTACATGCTTTCATCCTAATTCAATAATTTTTTCCTTTATTTCAAAATTTGGATTTTCAACCGTATAATGTGTCCATGTTCCCATAAAATTCCAATATGGTTTATTTTCAACATAGCAAAATTTACTTATCTGCCAACCTTGAGGAAGATCGCCGGTAGGACCCTCATATTTAATCCAATAATATCCTTCTTTTCGTTTCATAATGATTGTAATTTAAGTATTTGTTTTACTATATTTCGATAGCTAAATTCTTTTCTGGCGTATTTTTGTCCTGCTCCCCAATTATGTTCATGTGTTTCCATATAATGTAAATAATTATCACATTGCTCAATCATGTTGTTAAGGTCTGTGAAGGTATCTAGGTGCTTACCCAATTCAAAGTCTTTTTCAATGCCCGTATAATCATGAGACAAAACAAACGCACCAGAACATAAAGCGCGACCAAGACGATCAGAAAAATAGCGATCAACATTATAATGAGAAATAGAAATAGCTATCTTGCAACCCCGATAAACTTTAGCTTCGTCATATTGTGAACTATTTACATTTCCTGAATCTTCCCCCCAACCATTGCCATAGACTCTAAATCTATTGCTATACTTTCTCTGTAGTGTTTTAATAGCCTCTCTTCGATATCCTGACAAAGGAAATTGATTTCCGTAATTATTTGCCAAAAAAACAATCTCCGGTACGTCTGCTTTATCTCCAATCGGTGTGAAGATATTGGTGTCAATACCTTGCTGTAGAAACCCTGTATTTATTCCTATGCTTTTACAGTAATCAACATCCCTCATGTTTGAAAACATGGTGATATTTACATTGTTTGAGAATTGATTCATCCATATTGGTGTCTGCCCGCGCATGTCGCCCGTCCAGTTAATCACAAAAGCCCCTTTATCCTTAAACTGTCTTATTAAATTTCCTATATATTCATTGGTGTTTCTGCCATCTATCGTGTCTGACTGTATTTGAATAAATATAATGTCCGGTATATCCCCCTTAAAAAGTAATCTGTTTAGGTTACCATGTAAATTGCCATCTAGTCTTAACTCTGAATATTCGCACTGCTCCCTAAAATACTTTGGCATGCTTTCAGAGAAAGTATTCATTCCAATATGTAATAAACTTTTCATCTTATGCTTCTTCGTCTTGTTGTTAAATTAGTCATCTCATCCCCAGGCTCAATAAACCTGTAAGGCATAGGTACTCGCTTACTTCCATATCCTGACGGTATGTTATAACTTCGCTTGTTGTCTTGGTGTCTATGAATACATTGTATTTTTTCACATGGATTACTGACTATATATTTTGCCATCACAAATTCGTAAGCTATCCGATTATCACACCCCGGAACCCCCAAATGAAAAGCACCGTGTACATATTTTGCTTTTCCCTTAATTACCCATACGTCTTGACTAAACTTTTCTTTGGCCTCGTTGTTGTATCCGTGCTTATCTTTGAATCTGACAATCTCATTACCGTCTTCCTCCCACCGTGTGATACAATAGCATTCATTATCTTTCATATCTCGGACAAGCTTTATAGTCTCATTAAAATATATGTCAGTGTTTGCCAGTATGTTTATATCGTCGGGATATAGCGCACACTCTTTGAAGAAATCATTATAGGTAACTCGCCCATCAAAGTTTATAACCTCATTGAAATAGCCGCTTTCACGGTTATGGTTTAAGCAGAAATCAAGCTCTTTTTGTCGGGCTTTGTTGCCGCACTGGTAATGGTTAATGAATAGGTTAATTTTTATCATATCAGACCTAAATAAATTAGTAACGGAACCACAACTTTAACCATTAAAAAACCGGTGATAACTGCCGCTGATCCAAACCACAAAATATAAACTCCAAGTATTTTTAATATATCCAGTGAAACCTCCAATATCTCTGGTAATATGTTTTTTATCTTCTGCATTCTGTTGTTGTTTTATCGTAATTATAATAATATAAAGTTTCCTCGAGTAACATCTGATCATCTTCGTTGTATGTCAAGGCCATTGCTGTAGCCCAGGCATGATCCTCTCCTAGCGATTTATCAGGAAATTTTTCTGTGATTCTACTCCTCTGCCACACGCACAAATGATCGGGCAACATAACTTTCCATCTCTGCCCGTCAATGGTCTTTTTAAAGTTACGTCCAAAATTTACATTATACTGAAATGGAATGTCTTTGTGGCCATCTGTATTCTGAGTACCCCTAAAACAGATAACCGTTTTATCAGGGTACTCATTAATGGCTTTTAACAGTACATTTATATAATTTTCACTAATGCCATCATCATCATCCACGAACGACACAAAATCACCCTTAGC